AAGGTGGACTAATAAGCCATGGAACTACGTTGCCAAAAAGACCCGATAGGTCGTTTCTTAACACACGCTATGTTCTTTGAATCTAGGACTAAGGGGTATGCCCCCACCTTTACTTTCAAGGAACAAGACCATACATACGAGGGGGTGAGCTATATTTCTATGCGCCGTTTGTACCTAGAAATCTCTGACCCAACAGAATATTTGTTCGCTCAGGAAGTCTTAGGTTCGTGGGATCATTGGAAGAAACTATGTAATAGCGCATTGATCAGGGAACAGATTGATAAGTGGAGAGAAGAGCTAGAGATTAAGTTGAGGGCACAGGCTATACAAGCTATAGCCGAAGTTGCCACTACAGCAGGCTCTAAGGGCACTACAGCAGCTAAGTGGATTGCAGCTGGGGGTTGGCATGCAGGCAAAGGCCGCCCTACCAAGAAGCAGAAAGAACGTGAAATGAAGATAGCTACACAGCTGGATGAAGAAACAGAGTCCCATCTTAAATTACTAGCAGATTATAAAAAGAAATAATGTCTCTATCTGACAACGATACACTGATACGAGATGCTGCTGAACAAGATTTAATCTTCTTCATCAAACTTATTGCCCCTCACAGAGTACTGGGTGCGATACATGAAGATATGATTAGGTGGTGGTGCAGAGAGGATGCTAAGGATCATCAGCTTGTATTGATGCCACGAGATCATCAGAAGTCCGCTATAATTGCTTATAGGGTGGCATGGGAACTTACACGTAGTCCTACGAGTACGTTTCTATACATCTCCTCTACATCGGGGTTAGCAGAAGCACAGCTCTACTTTATTAAGAATATCCTTGAGTCTAAGACCTATCAACGGTATTGGCCTGATATGATACACAAGGATGTAGGTAAGCGAGAGAGATGGACTACAAGTGAGATTGTAGTGGATCACCCAATGAGAAAGGCTGAGGGTATACGAGATGCCTCAATTAAGACCGCTGGCCTTACAACAAGTTTAACGGGGTTCCACTTTACACACGCAGTCATGGATGATGTGGTGGTTAGAGAGAACGCTTACACGGAAGATGGGCGACAGAAGGTTCGTTCACAATACTCTCTCCTCGCTTCTATTGAGTCAACTGGAACAGACAAAGATTCTACTAGTGCTGAAGAATGGATCGTAGGGACAAGATACGATCCCCGTGATCTTTACTCTGATCTGATTACAATGGAAGAAGATGTATTCAGCGAAGAAGGCGAGAAGGTAGATACGAATAACGTATACGAGGTATGGCAGAAAGAGGTAGAAGATATTGGAGACGGTACAGGAGAGTTCCTCTGGCCTAGACAACAATCTTCTACAGGGAAATGGTTTGGCTTTGATATAAAAGTACTAGCTCGTAAGAGAGCAAAGTATCTCGATAAGAGTCAGTTTAGGGCGCAGTATTATAACAACCCGAACGACCCAGACAACGCCTTAATAGCTTCTAATCAATTCCAATACTATGATCGGAAGTTCATAGAGATGCGTGGAGGCACTTGGTACTACAAAGAGAATAAGTTAAACCTTGTAGCTGCTATTGATTTCGCTTTCAGCTTAAATAAGAAAGCTGATTACACAGCCATCATTGTTATTGGTATAGACTGCGAGAGAAATATATATGTTCTCGCTATTGACAGATTCAAGACAGATAAGATTAGTGTTTACTTCCAGCACATCCTCGACCTCTACTCTACTTGGCAGTTCAAGAAGATTAGAGCTGAGGTTACAGTGGCTCAGGCAGCTATCGTAACAGAGTTGAAGGAAGAGTATATTAAGCCTTATGGATTAAACCTGAAGGTAGATGATTATAGGCCTACGAGAAGTGAGGGTAACAAGGTTGAGCGTGTAACCACCATCCTAGAGCCTCGTTATGATAACAGATCAATTTGGCATTACCGTGGAGGCAATTGTCAAATACTTGAAGAAGAATTAGTATTAGCTCATCCTCCACATGATGATGTTAAGGATGTATTAGCTTCTGCAATTGATGCAGCTATACCTCCAAGAAGAATGCAGGTTGGAAAAACTAAAAGTAATATTGTATATAATTTACGATTCGGTGGATTGGGGTAACAAATGTCAGGAAAGGTACTAGAACTTGAGCATATCTTAAGTCGTGACGATCTAGCTACAAAGATCGTTGAGTCTTATGTAGAGTTTCAGAATAAGAGACTCGGTTGGATTAATGAGAAGAAAGAGTTGAGAAACTACCTCTTCGCCACTGATACAAGGAGCACCTCTAACAATAAGCTACCTTGGAAGAACAGTACGCATCTGCCTAAACTTACACAGATTAGGGACAACCTTCATGCTAATTACATCTCAGCTCTCTTCCCTAATGATGATTGGATGAAGTGGGAAGGGGACTCTCAAGCCGATGAAGTGAAAGCTAAACGTAAAGCCATCCTTTCTTACATGAGCAACAAGCTAAGAATGTCAGGCTTCCGTAAGACAATCAGCCAGCTCCTATACGACTATATCGACTATGGTAACTCTATTGGAGAAGTTACATACGAGAAGAATGTTAAGATTGACGAACGTACAAGGGATGAGATACCTAGCTACATTGGGCCAAAGGCTCTACGGAGAAGTCCACTAGATACAGTATTCAACCCAACAGCAGCTACCTTTGCTGACACACCAAAGATTACACGCTACCTCAAGACCTTTGGAGAGATTGCACTAGAGCTTGAAAGCCATCCAGAGAATGCTCACTACCAAACCATCTTAGATAACATGAAGGCAGTGAGGAATAGTATTGGTATCTATGAAGAAGCTGATACAGCTAAATCTCTTGGTTACGAGGTGGATGGATTTGGTTCTATAGCAGACTATTACCAATCAGGATATGTAGAAATTCTGGAGTTCGAGGGAACCATCTACGACCGATACACACATACAATGCTCAAGGACTACCGTATCACTGTATACGACAGGTCTTGGATTGCCCGTAAGGAACAGAATCCTTCTTGGCTAGGTGATGATTCTAAGGTACATACAGGCTGGAGGCTTCGTCCAGATAACCTTTATGCAATGGGGCCGTTAGATAATTTAGTGGGTATGCAATACAGGATTAACCACCTTGAGAATCTGAAGGCTGATGCTATGGATTTAGCTGTCATGCCCCCTGTCTTAATCAAAGGTGACGTAGAGCAATACGAGTGGGAGCCTCTAGCTGAAATCATTGGTGGTGAGGACGCAGAGATTATTGAGCTGGGTAAAAACCTTAGTGGTGTTATTACAGCTGACAATCAGATCGGTGCTCTTGAAGCCAAGATGGAAGAGATGGCTGGTGCGCCTAAACAGGCTATGGGCATCCGTACTCCGGGAGAGAAGACAGCCTTTGAGGTTCAGAGCTTAGACAATGCAGCTGGGCGTATCTTCCAAGAGAAGATTATTAACTTTGAGTTAGAAATCTTAGAGCCTCTAATGAATAAGATGCTTGAGGTGGCTAGACGACAGTTGGATGGTTCTGATATCATTCGAGTGATGGATGATGATATCGGTGTAGCCAGCTTCTTGACCATCACTAGAGAGGATATAACAGCTTCAGGTAAACTCCGTGCAGTTGGGTCAAGGCACTTCGCTGCCTCAGCCCAGATGATACAGAATATACAGGGAGCTTTACAGGTGGCGGCAGTTAAACCTGGGATATTAAATCATGTCTCTGATAAGAAGCTCGCTAAGCTCCTGTTTGAAGACCTTCCGGGACTAGCTCGACATGCCTTAGTTGGTGACAATATCGCTGTTATGGAGCAGACAGAGACTCAAAGGCTAGTCAACGCTGCAACACAAGAACTACAGGCGGAGAATATGACTCCGATAGATGGGGAGGTTGAGGATGCCGAAGAAGAAATCTAAGAGGAAGAGTGGCACTACAAAGGCCACTGGCAGAAACTATGCCTCTGAATACAAGAACTACCACAGTAAACCAGCTGTGAAAAAGAGACGAGCAGCTAACAACAAAGCTAACAGAGAAAAAGGAACATATGGTAATGGGGACGGGTTAGATGTAGCTCATTCGAAACCTAAGGCAAAAGGCTCTACAAAGCTTCAGTCTAAGTCTAAGAATAGAAGCTTTAAGCGAACTAAGACAGCTAAACGGAAAGGGAAAGGATAATGGCAATAGGAAGGGTAATACGTGGACTAGCCTCGGCGAGCGCAGGTAGACTTATCAAGAAGGCTATCAAGCACAAGAAGAAACTCTTGTCTAAAAAGAAGACTCAAAAGAAGAAGAAAGTTGTAAAAAAGAAGAAACCTTTCAACCCAAAAGGCGACCCTGTATTAGCTACAGTGCGTAAACAGACCCTCGCTAACCTGAAGCAGGCGAAGAGACTTAAAAGTAGTATTAGGAAGGCTAAGAAAGCATTAGGGAGATAAGAAGATGAGCTTATTTATTAAACTAAAGAAAAAGGTAAGAAAGACTGAAGGCATCCCCGGAACAAAGACCACAGGGTTAATTCCTCACACTGTCAAGGGTGGAGTAAATACCGTATCCTCTCCCTTCTCTAGCGTGTTTAAGCGGGCTAAGAGAAAGGGTATAGCTAAGAAAACAATAAAGTCTTTTAACCGTAGACTCTTTTAATTAGGAAATAGTTAGTATTACTTGTAACAAAATGAGAAAAATTTACAGACTTATATATAATATATGAATATTAAATGGTTTAAGAAGTATAAAGATAAAGAAAAGAAGGAAGAGTTCAAGAGAAAGGTACTCTCCCAATTAGAAGTATTTCAGACTTTAAGAGAAATCTTAGAGGATGAACTTGAAGCATCCCTAAAGGATTCTTGCAAAAAGGAACACTATTTCATGCCAGCTTGGTCAGAGTATCAAGCAGACAAGAGAGGTGAACAACGTATATTAAGAAAGGTAATTGACCTATTACCAAAGGATTAGAAAAGTGACTGACAACGTCAATGTGTTTAACAAAGAGGGAGCGACCACTCCAGAAGCAATCGCAGCAGCTCAAGCCGCAGAAGTAGCAGCCCAAGCAGCCGCACAAGCCCAATCCACCCCCCCTGTAGTGCCGACCATAGCCTCAGAGTTCGTTGGAGAAGGTAAGAAGTACAGTTCAGTTGAAGTAGCCTTAGGCTCGATTCCGCACTCACAGGCGCACATCGACAACCTAGAAGCAGAGAATGCTCGCCTGCGTGAAGCAGCTGAGGGTTCTACTAAACTGGATGATGCACTATCTCGTATAGAAGCAGGTGCAGAACAGACCGCTAGACCAGCGACTCCTGAATACGACCCAGCTAAGATGAGAGAAGAAGCTCGAAATGTCTATCAAGAGATTGATCAGGCAGTTAAGATTAAGGCTAACGTAGCTAAAGCTAATAGCGATATCTACGCCATGTATGGAGACAAATCAGTGGAGGTCACTAAACAGGTGGCTCAAAGCTTAGGTGTTTCCGTAGAGTTCCTTGAGTCAACAGCTGCTCAGTCGCCCTCAGCCTTCATGAAGCTGGTGACAGACCATTCTAGTGAAACGGATGGAAGCCGATTGCCCACAAGCATTCAGCCCACCATTAACTCAGATGCTATAAACTTAGGCACAAACCCAGACGCTCCAACTGCTAAGGTTGGTAAGGGAGGCTCCACTAAGGAACTCCTAGCTGCTTGGAACGGTGCTAAAACAATTGTAGCAAACCAAAACTAATAAAAATCAGGAGACAGTAAAATGTCTGATTCACAAAATACTACTGCTTTTATTGAAGCTCAGCAGTATAGTGCTTTCATCGTGGAGAATCTCCCCGATATGGCATTGCCTGAAGGCTTCGCACGAGATGTCTCGGACTTCGCTTCCGGTACAACTCTTAATATCAAAACCGTAGGTAGTCGTACTGTTCAAGATGTAGTCGAAGGCGTTCCAATGACCTTCTCTCCAATTGACACAGACAATATCACTTTAACCATCACTGATTATATCGGCGATGCTTGGAGTGTAAGTGACGAACTACGTCAAACTGGCTCTCAGGTTGAAACCTTGATGGCGATGCAGGCAATGGAAGCCACTCGTGGTATTGCAGAAAGCATTGAAACCAAGTTTCTTTTAGCTTGTAATGATGCTCAAACAGCATCCGCTCTTAATAACGTCAATGGTCGTGCTCATCGCTGGATCGCTGGTGGTAGTGGCGGCACTACTCGGAACATGACTATGGCTGATTTTGTTGCAGCTAAGCTATCTTTCGATAAAGCTAACGTACCTCAGTCTGGTCGTATTGCCATTGTTGATCCTATTGTTGAAGCTACTCTTAACAGCCTCACTAATCTAGTCAACGTAAGCAACAACCCAATGTTTGAAGGCATCGTAACTGAAGGCTTTGCGCGTGACCACAAGTTCATTCGTAATATCTTCGGGTTTGATATCTGGACTTCTAACAAACTGCACAAAGTAACGGCTATTGAAACTATTGATGCTTCAGGCCAAGGCTTAGCTAGTGATTCTAGCGTAGTCGGTGATGTAGTCAACGTCTTTATGAGTATCTTGGATGATAACACTCGACCAATCATGAAAGCTAACCGCGTTAGTCCTAGTGTTGAAGGTTGGAGAGATCATTCTGACCGTGAAGATAAATTCCAAACCACAGCTCAATTCGGTTTTGGCGCGCAGCGTGTTGATTCACTTCTTTGCGTTATCACTGACGACAGCACCTACTAAGGAGACTTAAGATGGGAATGGAAACAGCAGCAGTTCGTGGTGTGCTTAATCACTACGGCGCACGGTCTACCGACGAGAGTCGTGGTGGTCGTGTATCAACTGGCACTCGTCTGAAGCAGATTGTCTATAAGTTTTCTTATAGTGATTTGCCCGGTGGTAGTGCTGATGAAATCAAAGCCTACATCCCAGCTGGTTCGTATATCGCTGACGTTTACGTCCGTGCTTCTACCACTTTTGCTGGCGGTACGTCTTATGACATTGGTTTAGAACAGTCTGATGGCTCTACAGCTATCAATGCAGATGGTATCTTTGATGCCCTTACGCTAGCTGAACTGAACGTAGGTGATAAGGCTAGTGAACATGCTGGCACTGACTCAGGTGCGCTAGTAGCACAGGAGTTAACTGTAGATGGCTACTTGGTAGTCACTGCAACTGGCACGTTCACAGCTGGTGAAGCAGAATTAGTTATCGAGTATATGAAGAACGGTAGCTAAGTAAGTAAATAGATATGCCCCTCACCTCTGCTTGCATGTGAGGGCTTTCTTACAACAAAGGAATTCAAGATGGCAGTAGAGCACAATAATCTCACTGACCCAGAACTACACGAACCTAAAGGTGTGGCATCAGCAAGTGAGGGTCAACTTTATATTGCGGACGGGGCAGGTGGTGGAGTATGGGACTACTATTCCCCTTACGGGAATACACACTACACAGATTTAGCTGCGGCTTCTACAGTCTCACTAACAACTTCATATGCTGTTATGAATGATGCTGCAATGTCACAAAGTTTCTCTTCAGATCAAACACACGAATTTACTCACTCTGGTGGAAGGCTTACTTATACTGGAGCTTCGGACAGGCATTTTCATATAGTAACAGATTGGTCAATAGATCATACTGCTGGAGTAGATAGAGATATCTCTATGTCCGTCTATAAGAACGGGGTCTTAATTGATCACGCAGAGTCCATACAGACTACAGCCAGTGGGAATAAAGTATCCGGTACGATTCATGCTGACATTGATTTATCTACAAACGATTATATTGAAATATACTCCAAAGGGAGCGCGTCACTAACCCTAAACATATATAACATCTATCTATTCTTAGTGGGAATGCCTCATCATGTCTAAACTCACTCTATTAGATATGGTGCAAGATATTCTGTCTGATCTAGAGAGTGATGAGGTTAACTCTGTTTCAGATACAACCGAATCCTTACAGGTAGCTCAGATTATAAAGACCACCTATTCTGATATAGTTGTGAGGAAATACCTCCCTCACTTGAAGACAATCTTTGCTCTTGATGCTACAAACTCATCCACCCCAACCCACATGAAGTTGCCTGTCAACATCATGGAGATGGATGAAATCTATTATGATAACAGAGTTGCAGGAGCAACCAACTCTGAGTTTACAGAGCTTGTGTACAAAGACCCATCAGAATTTATAGTGAGTGGGTATGGGTTGGATGCAGACCTCTCTAATGTAGACGAAGTGGTAGACCCTTCTGGTATTACACTAAAGATTAAGAATGACACCAAGCCTACATATTGGACTTCATTTGACGATGAGTATGTCGTATTTGATAGCTACGACTCTAGCATAGAATCTAATATGCAGAACAGTAAGACACAGGTTATGGGATACAGGGAGCCTGCTATGACTATAGCGGATACAACTGTAGCTGACCTACCGTCAGAGGCCTTCCCTTATCTTCTGTCAGAAGCTAAGAAGCATTGTTTAGCTAAACTAGGTCAGGTTGCTGTGTCCGATACAGCATATATTGAAGAAGTAAAACGTAACAAGAAACAAAACACATGGCTCCAGAGAAAGAAATGGAGAACACGCACACAAAGTAAATACCCCCATTATGGACGCAACTAACTCGGGAGAAGTTAATGGCTAATACTAAAGCACTACAAGTAATGAATAATAAGAATGGCCCACACTATGTAGTGGGCTGGGTGGGCGGAGGAGAAGTTCCGTTGGTCTTGAGTGGACTATTCACAACTAAGGGGTCGGCTGAAAAAGCAATCTTTAACTACGTCTCCTCAAAAGAGAAACCTAACAAGAAGCCCGCTAAGGTAGTTTAATGGGAACACAAGCTGTCACTAAGAAGTATAGCACTTTTGTCAAAGGTCTTATAACCGAAGCAAGTGCTCTTAACTTCCCTGAGAATGCATCTCTGGATGAGGATAACTTCCACCTCCATGTAGATGGTTCTAGGGAGCGGCGGCTTGGTATGGATTACGAGTCAGGGTATGTCAAGACTACAGCTACCCTTGATACGTATTCAGAAGGGGAAGTGTCGTTCTACTCTTGGGAAGGAGCAGACGACAACCCTGATAAAAATTTCATTGTCGTTCAGACAGGGAATCACATTCACATCTTAGAGGCTACCAGCACCGGCTATGGTGCAGCTAAGCTTGACTTAGAGGTGGGCGTGGATACACCCTCTACAGGGTATTTTGTATCTACCAGTAATATTGCCTCACACCCTTTTAGCTTCGCTTCTATAAATGGAGTGTTGTTCTGCGCTCAAGCAACATCTAAGCCCTTCTATATCAAATATGACACAGATGCGGATAGCTTCACTGTAAACGAATATGCATTACAGGTGAGGGACATTTGGGGGGTTCCTTTTGGGGTTGCCACTTCTATTACAAATCGACCTCTCACCTTAGCTGGTACAGACGGATGGCTTCACAGATACAACCTAGCTAATCAAGGTTGGCCTAACGAGGTGGTGCTTATGTCCACCACTACGGGTACACCCCCTGTCTCTGGCGCTGGTGTGGTGAGTGCCAATCCTATTGAACAAACAGTGACAGACCTTGGGTATGCACCTGCATTGTCAGATAGCTTCTATCTAGCTCATGGTCTTTTAAATACGAGCGTTAACCCACAGAATGTGGATGTATATCGTCCAGATATGCTGACCACGAATCCTCTCCTCTCTTTGCAGCTCCCTAAAGGTAAGTTTATTATTAATGCCTTTGAGAAGAACAGGGCAGAGCAGCTAGGAACATCTCTATCTGGTGGTGAGTCTCAGGACAAAGGTACGCCTACAGTGCTGGAGACATTCGCTGGTCGTGTATGGTATGGTGGGATAGAGTCTTCTGATGTTAGCGGAGCATTGTTTGATGATGAGGTTAAGTTTAATTCTACATTATTCTTCAGCCAAATACTTGAAACATTAGGGCATGCAGCTAAATGCTATCAAGAAACTGATCCAACGTCAAGAGAGTTCTCTGACATTCTTGATACAGATGGTGGAACCATAGAGCTAGCTGGTGCTGGTAAGATACAACGTATACTCTCCATGCATAACTTCTTAGTTATTCTGGCAGACAATGGAGTATGGACTGTAACAGGTGGGGTTAATGGCTTTACAGCTAACAGTTATTCTGTACGTCAGGTGTCTAATGTAGGCTGTATCTCTGGTAGAAGTGCTGTCTTAGTAGAGGGCACTGTAGCCTTCTGGAGTCAGGCTGGAATCTATTCTGTAGCTGTTGACGCACAAGCTCAGGATATCAGGGTATCTAATATCACAGAGTCTACTATACAGACGAGATACTCCGAGATTGCTCCATTAGCAAAGAAGTATGTTATTGGTTACTTAGATGCAATACAGCGGAGAGTTACTTGGTCTTACTCTGATGAAACATCTTTCGATGGTATTAATGATAAGTGGAAGAAGACAAAAGAAATCTCATTCGACACTGTGTTAAAGGCATGGGTTCCTTCCAGCATCTCTCCGTTAGCAGCTAACTCTCCTTATGTGATGGGAGCTATCTCCACTCCAGATATAAATCTAAATAACGAATTAGAAGATGTACAAGAGAACACTATTGATGTAGAGGCTAACGGTGTGCAGGTTCAAGCACATGTAGCTAGCTTCTCAGACCAAGGAACGAACATTGTCTACATTGTAGGAGATGGTTCTTTCTTTACAGTGGGGAACTATAACAATGAAAGCCTATTAGATTGGGAAACAGAGGATGGTACAGGGATTGATTATGTCAGTTACCTTGTCACTGGCTATGAAAACCTAGATGAATTTGGAAGGAACAAGCAGGCTGTGTACTTGACAGCAGTGTTTGAGAGAACAGAAGAGAACTTTATTGATGATGGGGCTGGTGGTGCTATCCTAGATAATCAATCAGCTTGTACATTACAAGCTCGTTGGGATTGGGCTGACCACTCTAACTCAGGTAAGTGGGGGTTGACGCAGGAGGTATACAGACTGAAGAGAATGTATACACCTACAGGTACACTCCCTGCAGCCTTCGATAACGGCCATCCTGTAACAGTGACCAAGAATAAGTTGAGAGGTAAGGGGAGATCAAGCCACCTTAAGTTCACCTCAAAGACAGGCAAGAAGATACATCTCCTTGGTTGGCAGATTGAATACAAAGGTAAGGACAAGGTATAATATATTATGGCTAATGAAAGAGTCGAAGGCGCAGCAGAAGGAGCATTTTCAGGAGCAGCACAAGGGGCTGCTGTAGGCGGCGTCCCCGGTGCTATTATTGGAGGCGTCATAGGCGGGATTGGGGGTGCCCTCGGTGGTGGTAAAAGAGATGCAGCTAAGAGACGTAGACGCAGAGCTAGAGCAGCTGCACGGAAAGCAGCAGCAGCTACGTCAGCTATTACAGGTCTCCAAGCAGCTAGAGCTAGACGGGCTATAATCCGTAGAGCTATGGTTGAGAGAGCCTCTGGTGTATCTCAGGCCGTAGCTACAGGGACAACAGGTTCCTCTGGAGCAGTGTCAGGTACAGGTGGTGTTATTTCTCAGCTACAAGGGGAGCTTGCCTTTGAGTCAGTGGCCCAACAGCTGGCTAAACGTGGCGGTGTCTTCTCAGATGAAGCTAAGAGGCTCGCTGGTCAAGCTAATGTGTTTGATGCACAGGCTGCCAACATATCATCTCTGACTTCAACAGCTATAAGCTTCATAGGTACAGGTGGTGGTAGTCCCTCTACTACCCCGTCAGCATCAGGGAATCCAGCATCAGGTAATGTCACCTCTCGTCCCTCAGTATTTAATTAATAAGGTAAGTAATGGCAATTGATTTCGCACAAGAACGAGAGAAGTCCCTTAACGTCTTAACAGAGGCTAGGGATAATGCTGCGTCCTCAAAGAACTTTAAGTTGGCTGATAAACTACAAGCCCAGATAACAGACTTCCCTACGAAAGAGTTTAAGTTTGATGAAAGCAAAAGAGGCACCATTGATGGTAAGTCTGTTGCAAGCTTAGATGAAGATGAGTTTGATACAGCTAGCTTAAGAGAGCAGATGGATGCTAGCTTCAAGAAAAGAGGGCTACCTCTACTTGGGGTGGAGTCTTTCGATGCAGACAGCTCTGACTTTGTAACCCCTCTCATACAGCCTCGTATTAAAACTAACGCTAACGCCAACAAGATGGAGGCTATTGCTTCGGCTGCATTAACAGGATCAAACTCCTATGACGTAGCTAAAGAGATTAAGAATGAACTAGACCTCAGTGGAGACTCCACTTACCTGAATAGGATGAGAGAGCTTATCGCCACAGATAGTGATGCCTCTCGTAGAGAATTTCTACAGCAAGCCATCTCTGACCCCAATAGATCAGAGCAAGAGATTGCAGACATGCTTCAGGGCTACGCTGCAACCAGAGAGATTGGCATGTCTCTCCGTGATGAGTTTGCCTACAGACTCTCTGTTGTAGACTCAGCTGAAACAGAAGAGGAAGCCTCCGTACAGGATGTGTCCTCAAGCGTGATTGACCAGATTATAGAAGTTAACGAGAGTAAGACGAGGGCGGAGAACCGTATTGCTATTAACCTAGATTCTTCTTTCCTGAATACGTTTTCAGATATGGCTATGCTTCTTGTTCCTTTCTTGGAACAGAGAATGGTAACAAAGATCAAGCAAGACCTTGGCCAAGAGAACAGTTGGATAGAGGCTTTCTTTACAGGGGAGGGGAAGCAGAGCATAAAGGATATGCTGATTCGCTTAGATAAAGAAGACTCCTTAAAAATGCATCAGCTGATTAGTGATGCTATTAATGATAATGTAAACATCATGGGCGTAGATAACGACCTGATGAAAATGTACATGTCTCAGGAACTCCTTGGAGAGCATGGAAACTCTACTCATCTTAGAGTTATAGATAACACTGTAGCCCTTCTCGATCTGGTTGGTGTTGGTATGATAGCCAAGCGGGGTATGAGGTCTGTCTTTGGTGGTGTGAAAGCAGGCTCCCCCGGAGGCATGGCTGAGGCAGCTAATGCAGCTACAGCAGCAGATGAGCTGGCTCATCTCTTAAAGGATGATTCAGGTGTAATCTCAGAAGCTTTAAGTGTAGAGAGAGTGGACGTTGCCTCTGAGGTGATGCCTAAGCCTGTTGGGATGGATTTAAAGGGCGCTCCTGACTCTGTCCTCTCTACAGTGGAGAGGCTCGACAAGGGGGCTGAGAAGCTCTTAGAGCGCACTGGAGCACAGAGGCTCATCTACACAGCGGAAGAGGCAGCATCCACCGTACAGAGCGGCTTAGAGTACCTCAAGACCATCTCTGGTGTTAAGTTAAGGTTAGGTATGACCCAGATAGCAGAAGTGCCTATCTCCTCTGTGGAGAAGGGCTATTTCATTAAGGCCATCTATGGGGCAAATGAGACTACAGGGTGGAAGACTTTGAAGTCTGCTAGGACAGCAGCTACCAAGTCCTTTGGTAAAGATCAGCCTTTAGATTTCTATGTCCGTGACCCCCTCACGAATAAGCTTCATAATGTCAAGACTAAAGAAGGCAAGAAGCAGGTGGTGGTTAACAATGGTGACTATTACATTGAGTATAAGTACAACCAGACATACGATTCAACTATCGTGGGTGTCTTTGGCTCTGACGCTGTAACTAAGATTGGCTCAGTGCCATTCCTAGGCAAGTATCTACAAGATGCTTCTAGCAGATTCAACCAACTCATTCGTGGTGGTGCAATCACCTACACCGATCAGCTTGCTGGTATAGAACGAGACTTGATGCACAACACTAAGAAGTTCTTTACAGCTCTCTCGGAACCATCTAAGGCTAAGCTCCTCAAAGCTATTGAGGAAGGCTCTGCTAAGGAGAAGGTATGGAGCTATGAAGAGCTGAGAGTTGAGCATGGTATGACAGACAGTGATATCCTTGCCTACTCTGCGTTCAGAAGGCATCAGGATACGTTATGGGAATTGAATAACAGAGAAGTGTATAAAGGACTACAGTCTCAGAATATGGAGTCTGTGTTCATTGGTGGAAAAGATACAGGAATGTTTGCTAGTAGAGTGGATGGGGATGAGATTGCTGTCGTCTTTGGTAAAGATGAATCCATCCCTGTATACAACCCCAAGACTAATGAAGTGGTAGATGTTTCTTGGGACGATGTTGTAGCACTCTATGAGCGTGACGGTTCGGTGGCGAAGCTTAATCAATCAGTGTTCGTAAATAATAATAAATATAGCTACGTTCTAACTGAAAACTCTCCCTTGAAAGGCGGAGCCACCCTTTTAAAACCCCTCACTAGAACACCTCTAGCCTACAAACCGGGCTATTACCAGAGGTTCTATGAGGACGGGTATGTAGTTAGGAAGGTTTATCCTCATGCCAAGCTCAATGGGAAGGCACCTCCTAGACCTACTACAGAGACTCTGTATACAGCTGGAACAAAGAGTGATGCTGAGCATATCAAAGAACGGCTAGAGCTGGATGATGTAGATGGAGGCTTCGAGTACGAGGCTGTCCGTAGCCGTGACCTAGAGGATGCCTCAAGGGAAGTGTCTGATTGGGATCAAATGACCCGCTCAGGCCTCCTCTCGACCCGTCACAGAGGAGAACGTCTCTTGACTACAGAGGGACTAGCAGAGATTTCAGACCCCTTACAATCAATGGTGAGGGGCACTAAGGCTGTGGCTAACAAAGTGGCCTTAGGTGAATGGTTCAGCACTATGAGACAGAGGTGGGCCAACTCCTATCCAGACCTCATGCATGAAGGAAAGATGCCTGCCACTGTAGAGAAGATTAAAGAGCAGGGACGTACACACAGCGTATCTCCCAAGGACGTTAATGATGCTGTAGCCATCTTTGAATACATGAAGATGATGGAGAACATCCCCACTAAGATTTCTAAGAAGTGGCAGGGTGTTGCTCTTGATATAGCAGAGGCTCTTGAGAAGAAGAGTCCTCTTGTCTCCTCTATGTTTAGGAAGACAGCTGATACAAATATAATCCGTGGGATTAAGTCTTCTGCATACATGGCATTCATTGCCTTGAACCCAATACGTCAGTTCCCTATACAGGCCTCTCAGCTTTTACAAATGCTAGCTATAGATGGTAAGTATATTCTTACAGGTGGGATGGTTAAAGATATGTCAGCTATCTCTATGGGAATGGCTGGACAGACTAAGAATGGTGCTAGGATGATGGGTGTGTCTCAGAAGGAATACGACGAGATACTAGAGGCCTTCCAGAATGGAGGCATGCCTTACGCCATCGACCAGCATCAGTTCATCGAGGGATCAGTGGCTAGAGCAGATGACACTCTCAACCCTCAATCGCTACCTTTGAGGGCTTTGAAAGCTCCTGCTAAGGTTATTAAGGGTGCATATGCTGGAGCTAAGATGATTGGTTTCGATGCTGGTGAGTATGCTAATGTCGTAGGTCACTGGCTTGTTGCTCAACGGCAGTGGAGAAAGCTCAACCCTAATGTCAGCATGAAGTCTCAGCAAGCTATTGATGAGGTTGGACAGAAGGCCAGAGAAATGTCCTATGCTATGAATAGGGCTGGTAAGCTAGGGCACCAAGGTTACCCAACCTCGGCCTTCTCAGAGATACTCTCTGTGCCTCTACAGTTCTTTTCTATACCACATAAAGCTATTATGTCTATGACCACTAATAAGGCCTACACTAAGGCTGAGAAGCTGCGCTTAGCTGCCCTCAACTTTGGGCTGTTTGGTGCTGTAGGTATTCCGGGAATGAATCTCTTACTAGAAGAGGCTAAGAGTTCCTACGGGGTAACAGTGGATGACGATACATGGGTGGGCATTAAGGGTGGGTTAGTTGATATAGCTCTCTCTCGTGGACTTCATCACGCCTTCGCTGAAGAAGGGTCAGATGTAGACTACTTGAGCTTCTCAAAGAACATCTCTCCTACCAGTGGTGGTGGCACACCCCTAGCTAACCTCTATGAAGGTGTGACAAAGAATAGAATGGCTAAGACCTTGTTCGGAGCCTCCTATAATGTAGGTAGTCGTATCTGGCAGGGAGCTTCTGAAATGGCTCAGATTGTCTCTGAAGATGATTGGTCTACCCCAGATAAGATGGCAGCTGGTATGAAATCTCTCCTGTCTGTAACAGGTGGAGGGAGTAACTATTTTAAGGCTAGGTTTGCACAAGAATACGGCAAGATGGTTAGCTCTAAGGGAGCCACTACAGTTGATGTTGGTGAAGTGGGAGCTATGATGAAGCTCTTTGGTATAGGAACATATGCAGAAGACTACTACTACGCCACTGTAATCTCTGACTCAGATAGGAAGAAAGATATTGAGAAGGATGTTAATTCTTTCTATGACAGCCATATGTCTCTCATGGCTAGAAATCTTAGTGAAAAGGATTGGAAGGCTGAGGTACAGATGCGTCAAGGTATATTCAATCTATATAACGACCCACAGGATAGAGCTATTGCATTAGATCAGTTTAATAAACGTATGGACATGGCTAGAAGTAACAATCAAGATAACTTAGCATACAAACAAGCTCAGCGCATGCAGCCTAATAGTGACATGGGGAAAGAGGTAGCTAATAGGGTGAGAAACAATATGGCTATTACACAAGATAACCGTGACAGACTGTTAGAGATGTTTGATGCAGTGTTAGGTAACACAAGAGAGGAAGAGTAAGATGGCTTTTGGAAAAGACATAGGGCAGATTAGCCCTGTTATTGTTCAACCCGTATCACAGGTTGATGTAGAACCCGTGGACTTGTCTACGTCTAAGAGAATAGATGTGATAGGTATTTGTATTGTATCTCTGAAGCAGAGCTTCCTGAGTGAAGACCTCAAGGAAGACTTGGAGGTGTTCATCACTGGATATATTGATAGCACAGGAAGTCCTGATGCTCTTCCAGATGGAGCTATCAACAAGCCTGATATAGCAGCAGAGTTAGCAGCAGACTTCAATGAAGAAGATGAGGCAGATTTCAATGACCCTCTCCTGTCCCAAGCCAGAGGTGAGA